CAAGTCTCTTGATGACGCAAATTTTGTAGCCCACCGTTCAACGATGACGGTCAGCGACCTTGTGTCTATGGGGTATGAGCGTGATGAGGTAGAGCAATATGCGGGATATACTGACCTTGATATTTCTGAGGAACGCACGTCGCGTTTTGAAGACCTTGAGACAAGTGCGGTTAGCGACAGCAATGACCCAACTATGCGGAATGTTCTCGTTACGGAATGTTATATTCGTTCTGACTATGATGGGGACGGGGTGGCTGAGTTCCGTCGTGTTCTTACAATAGGCAATGGCTACCACATTCTTGAAAACGAAGAATTTGACCATATTCCATTTGCTATGCTATCGCCAATCCTGATGCCGCACCGTGCTATTGGTCGCTCGGTTGCAGAGCTTGTGATGGATGTGCAGCTTATCAAATCTACCCTGATGCGTCAGTTGCTCGACAACATCTACAACACTAACAATGCTCGCGTTGTTGCCGTTGAAGGCCAAGTAAATCTTGATGACTTGTTGACGAACCGCCCCGGCGGCATCGTGCGTACTCGTACCGCAGGGGCGGTTCAGCCTCTGCAAGTTCCCGAAGTTTCTTCTTCTGTCTTCCCTGCACTGAACTACATGGACAGCATCAAAGAGCAGCGCACAGGCATTTCTCGTCAGTCGATGGGTCTTGATGCAGACGCATTGCAGTCCACTACCGCTACTGCTGTGGCTGCTATGCAGGCTGCTTCGCAAGGCAAGATTGAAATGATTGCCCGTGTATTTGCTGAGACAGGTGTACGCGCATTGTTCCGTGGTATCTTGCACTTGGTTACAAAGTATCAGAATAAAGAGAAGATTATTCGTCTTCGCAATCAGTTCGTGCCGATGAACCCGCGTGAGTGGGAAAGCTCTTATGATGTGCAAATCAATGTAGGTCTTGGCACAGCACAGCGCGACCAGCAAATTATGTTCCTCTCCCAAATTGCACAGAAGCAAGAGCAAGTGCTTATGCAGATGGGTGCAAACAATCCAATGGTCAGCATGTCTCAGTATCGCAACACGCTTGCCAAGATTGCTGAACTATCTGGGTTTAAAGATGCTAGTCAATTCTTTGCGCCTTCCGAGCAGATTGAAGCCGCACTGGCACAGCAGGCACAAGCTGCTGCACAGGCTGGGCCACAGCAAGACCCAGCTATTGCCCTTGAGATGCAGAAGATGCAGGCGAAGATGCAAATGGAACAACAGAAGATGCAGATGGAGTTTGACCTCAAGAGAGAAAACATGGCTGCGGAGCTTGAGCTACGTCGTCAGGAGCTTGAGTTTGAGCGTCAGTTGCGACTTGAGCAAATCCGCTCTGGACTTGATGCGTCAACAAATCTTCCTCGCGTATAAGTTCTTGCGCGCAAAGCATTGTGTTGCTATTTTGCAACAGTAGAGGAGACTACTGATGGATGAAGGCAAGAGAAGGGAAGAACAAAACAGGGGTGAACGCGCAAAGGCATTGATGCGCGAACCTCTGATTGTAGAGGCGTTTAATGTTCTTGAGGAGAAGTACATGAACGCACTGAAAGATTCCTCGTCATCGCAAGATGAACGAGAAACGCTCTTTCAAATGTACCAAGCACTAATGGTGGTGCAAGGCCATTTGTCAGAAGTCATCGAGACAGGTGACTTAGCGAAACTGGAGTTAAACTCCTAAAGAATCCGTAGAGGAGATAAAAGATGAGTGACGAACCTAGTACCCTGTTAGGAGCTGGTGAATCTCTAAACAAAGGTCAAGCTGTTGACCTTCTCTTGAATACCGACGCCCCTGAAGAGGCAAGCGAAGATACTCAAGAGCCTGTAGCTGAAGTTGAAGAGGTTGTTGAAACCGATGAAATGGAAGCGACATCCGAAGATGAGTTTGAGGCAGAGGATGCAGAAGAGCTACCCGAAGCTGATGAGGAATATGAGGATGATGACGAAGAGTATGATGTTGATGAGTCAGAGGTCGAAGAGGTCTTAGACGAGGAGTCATACTACACTGTGAAGGTTGATGGTGAAGAAAAGAGCGTCAGCGCAGACGAACTTGTCAAATCTTATCAGTTGGAGCAGGCTGCACAAAAGCGTATGCAAGAAGCCGCAGAGGTTCGCAAAACCTCAGAAGCAGAAGCACAGGCTTTATCGCAGCAGCGTGAGCAATACGCTCAGGCTTTGCAATCGTTGCAAGCACAGTTGGATACTGCTGGTGAGCAGCCCCAAGAGTATTGGGATACTCTCTACAGTGAAGACCCAATGGAGTATATGCGTCAACGTGAGGCCCAACGTGACCGTAAGGAAGCGATGGAAAAAGTAAAAGCTGAACAGACACGCATACAAGAAGAGCAGCAAAATGAAGCAATGCAGCAACGCCAGAGTCTTCTAGCAGAGCAACAGGAAAAACTCCTTGAAGCTCTACCAGAATGGAAAGACCCTGAAGTTGCACAGAAACAGAAGCAAGAGATTGTTAGTTACGCTCAACGCACGTTGGGCTTTAGCGAACAAGAAGTTTCTAACATTGCAGATGCTCGTGGTGTCCTTGCTATTCGCAAGGCCTATCTTTACGACCAGCTTATGGCTCAAAAGCCTGCGGCTCAAAAGAAAGTAAAGAAAGCTCCTAAGGTAACCAAGTCAGGCAAACCAGCGACCAAAGCTCAGAGTAACGCAAAGCGTAATAAACAGGCACTTGAGCGCCTAAACAAAACTGGCAGCAAAGATGCTGCTGTGGATTTATTACTTGAGAGAATGAGGTCTTAAAATGGCTACTTTTACTACTACCAACGCTGTTGGTGAGCGGGAAGATTTAAGCGACGTAATCACGCGAATTGACCCCGAAGAAACACCCATTTTTTCTGCTCTGAAAAAAGAGACAGGAAATGGCGTATTTGTCGAATGGCAAGTACAAGAACTGGCTGCTGCTTCAGCAACCAACTACCAGAACGAAGGTGCTGACGCTACTTATGATACGCCGACTGCCACCACTCGCTTGGGCAACTACATGCAAATCTCGCAAAAAGATGCACAAGTTTCTGGTACTCTGGACGCTGTTGATAAAGCAGGCCGCGACAAGGAAACCGCCTATCAAAAAGTTTTGAAAGGCCTTGAGCTTCGTCGTGACATCGAGAAGTATCTGCACTCGGATACAGCCCGTAGTGGTTCTGACCCGCGTAAAGCTGGTACTTTGTCAAGCTGGATTACCAATGTAGATGATGCCTCTGGCACTTCTGCTGCTACTGGTGACGGCACGGATGTTCCTGATATGTCAGGTACGAACCGCGCCATGACTCTGGCTCAAATCGACACCGCAATGCAAGCTGCTTACACCGATGGTGGTCAGCCGAACATGCTGGTTGTTTCTCCTGCTAAGAAAGCCGCTTTCAGCGACTTGAACAGCGGTTCAGTTGCAACCAACCAAATCAACTATACTGCTCCTCGTGAAGCAGCTATCGTTGGGTCGGTTTCGCTGTATCTGTCCGACTTCGGTCAGCTTGACGTTGTAATCGACCGCTTTGCTTCAGATGACCGCGTGTACCTGCTTGACAGTGACTATGCCTCCATCTGCACATTGCCAAACCGTAACTTCGCCGTACAAGAAATGGCGAAAACGGGTGACTCTGAGAAGTTCCAAATCCTCACGGAATGGACCCTCAAAGTTTCAGCACCAAAAGCGCACGGCGCTGTTTACGACCTGTCGTAAGTGTTGAGGGGGTAGCTTCGGCTACCCCCGTTCACTTTAGGGGAGAAAGATGAAGAAGAAACTTGTACAAAAAGATGCGGTCACGGGGAAAGAAACGTGGGCGCATTTTGACGAAAGTGGAAAGATTATTTTTGAAAGCAGTCAGGATGTTAGCTCCTTGCTTTCTCGCAACGCAGCAGAGCGTAATGAGTATCGCTCAAACTCGTTGATTGGAGATACGCAACGTCACCAACAGAAGGTTGCGGAAATACCCACAGCGTTGTATCATCAGCTAATCCAAGAGCTAGGCCAGCCGAAAGATAATCCTACTGGTTGGAAGAAGTGGCTTAATGAATACGATAATCGGTTTTTTAGAACCAGTGGCGGTACAGTATAATGGCAATCACAAATTACTCCGAGCTAAAGACATCTATCGCCAACTTTTTGGCTCGTGATGATTTGACCGCGCAGATACCTGATTTTATTTCTATTGCTGAGTCTCGTATGTCTCGTGAGATGAACGCTCGTAGCCAAGAGAAACGCGCCATAGCGACTCTTACGGGTGGTGACGCATATGTATCCTTGCCAACTGATTTACGCTCTATTCGCCTTGTAAAGCTAAACACTTCCCCAAAGGAAGTTCTTGAGTATTACACACCAGCAAAGTTGGATGAGCTTTACGCAAGTAATGCTCAGGGAAAGCCCCGCGCCTACACAATCATTGGTGGTGAGATTAAGTTTGCCCCAGAGCCTGACTCTGCTTACACGGCAGAGATTGTGTACATGGAGGGCATACCAGACCTTTCAGACAGCAACACAACAAACGAAATTTTAACTCGTCACCCAGACGCATATCTCTATGGCGCTTTAGCCTCTGCTAGTGTATATCTAATGGATGACCAGAAAACGACTGTGTATGAGCAGTTGTTTACACGGGCTATTGACGAAGTTAAGCGCGAAGAAGAGCGCAGCAAGCAAGCTGGTTCTGCTCTTCAAATGAAATCTGACTATGGAGAACTAACATGAGCGCAATGAGTGATTATCTTGAGAACAAGTTTCTCGACCATTTTCTTGGTACGTCTAGCACGTCGTCGCCATCTAATGTTTACGTTGCGCTTCACACTGCTGACCCTACTGATGCTGGTACAGGCACAGAGGTAAGCGGTAACGGCTATGCGCGTCAGACTATTGCTTTTGCTGCATCCTCATCTGGAACGGCATCCAATAGCGGTGCTGTTGAGTTTCCTGCCGCTTCTGGTGGTGACTTCGGTACGATTACCCATATCGGTCTTTGGGACGCATCAACCTCTGGAAACTTGCTTTTCCACTCAGCCCTGACCACCTCAAAAACTATCGCTGACGGTGACATCTTTAAGATTGCTGCATCAGGTATTGACATTACGGCAGCCTAGATATGGCTGACATTGTAGGGCCAAATCTTGAGCAGCTTGATAATTGGGGTCATTTAGAGCAAATCCCGAATCAGCCGCTTGATGCTGCGTTTTGGAACACATTGGCTTTGCGTGAAGGTGAGGCTACACCTTCTGTATCTGCTACATTATCTTCTTCTGCTATCAGGATTCAGTTTGGTGCTGCTGCACCGTCTGCGTCTGCTACTGTTACGCCAGAAGGCATACGCATACAATTTGGTGAGGGTAACACAAATGTTACCGCCACTATTACCGCAGATGGTATTCGGGTTCAGTTTGGTGCGTCTCTCGTAGTCGGCCCAGCCACAATGACTGCTGCTGGTGGTATTCTCGCAACTGGCTCTGCGACCCTAGACACTCAGGCTCTTATGAGTTCTGTGGCTACTGGTGAGTTTATCGGCGCTGCTGCTTTGTCTGCACTCGTTACATTTACTGAAACAGATGTAGAGATTTTGGGCGAAGACTGGTCTATAGTAACAGAAGAAGGCGAAACGTGGTCAGAGGTTTCAGAAGGAATAGAAATCTGGACTGTTGTTTCTGAAGGCTCTGAGAGTTGGAATGTACAATGATTAAACTAGGACAATTTTTACCTGACCAACCACCGTATCAGAACGCGGGAGCAACTGTTGCTACTAACGTAGTGCCAGCGGCTAACGGTTATAGCAACCTGCCCGATGTACTTCCCTTTTCTGGTGCGTCTAACAAATTCATTAGGGGCATGTTTGCTGCAAAAGATGACTCTGCTTCTGCTGCAATTTATGTCGGAGACGAAAACTCTCTTTATAAATTTGACGCTACTGACTCTAGCTTAGATGATATTTCCAAAACATCTGACGCATCTTACACAACTGGTGATGGTTACTCTTGGCGCTTTGTTCAGTTCGGGGAAGCCGTAATTGCAACCAACTACAGCGACCCAATACAGACAATAACCGCCGCTGGTGGTGGTCGCTTTGCTGACTTGGCTGGGACTCCGCCGAAAGCAAAGTTTATTGCGGTTGTGCGTGACTTTGTAATGTGTGGTTACACTAACGATAGCACTGATGGAGAAAAGCCTTATCGTGTTCGTTGGTCTGGTATTGGTGACTATGATAGCTGGGCTGTGAGCGCAAATACACAAGCTGACTTTCAGGACATTTCAGACATGGGTTCTGTCACTGGACTTGTTGGTGGTGAGTATGCAACTATTTTAATGGAGAAGGGTATTGTACGAGCGCAATATGTTGGCTCTCCGCTTGTGTTTGAATTTGACAAGGTTCAACTACAGCGTGGTTGTAAGATTTCTGGTTCAGTTGCCTCTGTTGGTCGCAATGTATTTTATCTTTCTGATGATGGCTTTTATGTATTTGATGGTCAGTCTTCCAAACCTATTGGCGCGGAAAAGATAAACAGATATTTTTTGAAGAGGTTTCAGTCAAATAACTCTGCTCGAATGAGCGCCGTTGTTGACCCCTCTCGTCAGATTGTTGTCTGGTCTTATCCTAGTGTTGACTCTGGGGATGGCTCACCTGATGAGTTGATTATTTATAACTATGCAACGGATAGCTGGAGTACTGCTAACATTGGTTTGGATGCTATGGCTTCCCTATTCACTGCTGGTTATACTCTTGAAGGTCTTGCTACTATTTCTGGCAATCTGGACACTCTCCCTAGCTCACTTGACTCAGCGGTTTACAAGGGCGGAGAGTTTTTCTTTGCTGGCGCAAAGGATAAAAAGATTCAAACATTCACTGGCGAAAACCTTGATGCTATTGTGGAGACTGGCGAGTTTGATTTGCAGGCGGGTCGTAGCTCCCTTGTCAATAATATTATTCCATATGTTGAAAATAGTAGCGGCACAACTGCTACAATTACTGCACAGGTTGCTTCTCGTGACTCTAACAATGCTGAGGTTAGCTTTGGTGCGGCTTCGACGCTGAACAGTGATAACTTCTGTCCAGTGCGCTCATCTGGTCGCTTTCATCGTGTGCGATTAAACTTGAGCGGCAACTGGACAAATGTGCAGGGTGTTGATGTTGACGGTCAAATTAGAGGCCGCCGCTAATGGCTAATCAATTCCGCAATCTTCCTAAAGAGGGTGGTTCACCGCGTCAGATTTCTGAGGTGGTGAACAACATTATGGAGGGTAAGATTAACAGCACTGGCACGTTTACGGCAGTAAGCGGTACTACGTCAACGACTGTTATTGACCGTCGTGCAAGTGTTAATAGTGTAATTTTGTTTACGGGTTTGGACTCTCATTACTATGATGTTGACCCATATATAAGCTCTCGTTTGAATGGCAGTTTTGTTGTTGGTCACAAGAACCACGGACACGATAGCAACCTTGCCTATGTTATTATCGGTTAAAGGAGATAACCATGACAGAAATGACAGCAAAGGATTATGCCAAGATAGGTTTTGATGAGTTTTTGCAATCCTCGGACAAAGAGTTTCCTTTTGAGTTTGACGATATATGGTTATTTCTTGAGCAGAGGAAGGCTGGGAAAAGTTGGCAAAAAAAGATACTAGAGTTTAAGGATGAGATAGAATCCCATGAAAAAGGTTTAGGGCCGAATATGCTTCCTGTTATAATGCCTGTTGAGCATAGCTTTACGGAAAAGCAGTACATAAGAGAGTTTAGAGCGCCAGCAAACCACACTATAGTTAGCAAAATCCACAATACAAATTACCCATTAATTTTACTTGAAGGGGATGTGACAATAGTGGAAAGTGATGCTATAAAAAGAGTGCAAGCACCTTTTTTCTCCATAACGGAGGTCGGAACTATGAGGGCAGTTATTGTTCACAAGGACTGTTATTTTATTACGGTCCATCCATCAGAGGCTACAAATATTGTTGATGCTGAAGAAGAGATTTTTGCAAAAACATTCGAGGAAGTAAATGTAGTTCCAAAAGACTTTTCCTCTATAGAAAAGTTTATTGAGCAGGTAAGGAATATAAAATGAGTGGAGCATGGACAGCAGCAGCAGTAGTAGGAAGTTCACTAATTAGCGCTGATGCAATGAAAAAATCCGCACGGCAATCAGGCACATCTACAACGCAAACCGCCCCGCCAACTTACATAGCTGGCGAATATGATGCGCTTGCAAGCCAGATTCAAGATATTAGGCAGAGAGGTCTTCTTGAAGACATCCAAACTCTTTCCCCTTATGAGCGTAGTCTTGTAGAGAGGGGAATGACCCGCGCTGCTGCTGAAGACCCGTTTCAGGCTGCTGGTGAGCGTGCCGTATCTGGGCTTCTTGGGGGCGGTGGTCTTCTCGATGAGGCGGCTCAAATGTATCGAGGCACAACTGGCTCAACAATGGAATCCCCAGAGTTTCTGGCAGCAAGTCAACGTGCGGTTGAGCAGGCGATGCGCCCTGTCACATCTCAGTTTGCTGCTGGTGGTCGCTTGGGTAGTAGGGCATTTGCCGATGCATTAGCTGATGCGAGTTTTGGGGCTATGTCTCCTCTGGCCTTGCAGGCTAGGCAACAGGACATATCGGCAGACCTGTCTAGGGCTTCTGGTCTTGGTAGTCTTGCTGGTCAACGCACTAGCGATATTGGCGCTGGCCTCACAGGTGCTTCTGCTGTTGGCGATATGCCATTCACAAACATCCAGCGCGGTCTTGGCCTCGGCGGTCTATTAAGCGGAGAGGAGTATGCGCTTCGACAAGCTCCCGTCACTGCAACGCAAAGGCTTTCTGATATTGTCCGAGGCTCTACTGTTGGCAGTAATGTAACTCAACCACTGTATGCGCCGCAATCGAGCAACGCGTATTTGGGTGCTGCTCTTATGCAGTCTGCTCCGCAAATTGGTCAGGCGTTTGGTAGTTTATTTGAACCTCGACCTCAAACTGTAAACTTTACTGGTGGATACCAAGGCCCAACGGGCGTAGGTGGTGGCTCAAATCCAATGGGCAACCTTACTGCTAGTGGCGCGCCTGTCGGCGGCGGTAAAACATATTTTTAGGATATTATGATGGCTAGAACATTACTTGAGGCAATTGGTTCTGATATTGGCGGTCTTTTAGGAAAAGTTCCTGAAAAAATTTATAGGGGCGGTCAGTTTCTTGCTCAACCTGCGCCCGATATGACTTTCTCTGAGGCAATGCAACTTCGTAGTGAGGCCGAAAGGGAGCGTCAAAAAGTTGCTGACGCACAGGCTGCTGACTTGGCCCAAGCCGAAGAAATCTCAAAAGGCAATCAAGCTGTGGCTTCCATTGCAGGTGCTATTCCTCCTGACGCTCAAGCTGGCCTTTTGCAATCTCCCGTGGCTGTAGCTCCAGCACAACAAGGCCTTTTGGGTAAACTTCCTTCTACACTTGCTCAGAATTTGCGAGACGCAATTATTGCCCAAGGCACTCTTGAGGCTGGTATGCCTCAGCTTGTCACTGCCGCCGATTTAGACAAGATACGCAGAACAACACCAGCAACCGTATTGGCTCAAATGGAAAAAACACGCGCAGCTAGAGAGGCGGAGCAACGTGACCTTGAGCTTCGTGGACTCAGTCTGTCTGGTAAAAAAGATGATAGCAAAAGTGATGAGGCGAACAGACGCAAGGCGTATGCAGTAGTTTCTAGCGTTGATGATGTTTTGTCCATTATTGATGAGCATCCTTATTCTGTGGGTATGGGAAGTCTTTTGAAATTTATCCCAACAACAAAAGCAAATCTTGTTGACAAGAAACTTGATACGATTAAGGCTCAAATTGGTTTTGCTGAACTTCAGGCTATGCGTGATGCCTCTAGAACTGGTGGCGCTTTGGGTCAGGTTACTGAACGCGAATTGCAGTTCTTGCAAAGAACTATTGATGCTATCGAGCCAGACCTTTCTGCTGAAGACCTCCGCAGAAATCTAAATAATGTAAGGCAGGTTATGCTTGCCATTGCCAACGGAACTCAAGACCCGCGTATGGCGGAGGTTTTGGGGCAGAGTGTCCAAGGTGGAGATACCGTTAGAACATACAACCCTGCAACTGGTGAGTTTGAATAGTGCCTGTTATTAACACACCTGATGGCTTAATCAATTTTCCAGACTCAATGTCTGATGATGAGATTAAGGAAGTTCTGAAAAAAAAGTTTCCTCAGATTGAGAAGCCAGAAGCTGTTGATTACCTTCGCGCCGCAGCGCAAGGGTTGACCTTTGGGTTTTCTGATGAGGCGGAGGCCGCATACAGGGCATCCCAAAGTGGTCGTTCTTTTGATAAAGAGCTTTCTGATATTAAAAAAGAGATGGAGTCGTTTAAACGTGCTGCTCCAGTTGCTTCTGTTGCAACAGAGATTGCTGGTGCTATTCCGTCTACGCTGGCTGGTGGCGGTTTGATTAGGGCTGGTCTTTCTGGTTTAGGTGTAAAAAGCGGTATTGCTGCTGGTGCAACGGAGGGGGCTGCTGCTGGGGGGTTGTATGCTGCTGGAACAGCAGAGCAGGGCGAGGGGCTAGAGGCTGCAAAAGAAGGCGCTGCATTAGGTGCAGGTCTTGGTGGCGCACTGGGGGCAGTCTTGCCGCCCATGTCAAAAGAGGCTCGTGAGCTTATTCGTCGCGGAGCGCCGCTTACTGTTGGTCAAGCTATGGGTGGATTGCCGCGTGCATTTGAGCGTTCAGCGGAGGCTCTTCCGTTTGTGGGTGGTGTTGTTAGTGGCGCACAGAAAAAGGCTATTGCACAATATAGCCGCATAGCTACAGAAGACGCACTAAAGCCGATAAAAGAATTTAAAGGGTTGCCCAAAGGATTTACTGGCGACAAGGCTGTTGATGCTGGCTTTAAAATTGTTAGCCGTGAGTATGACATGATTGTTCCAAACCTTAAGACATCTAAAGCAGATGATGTTACTAAGCTATTAGATAAATCATTGGTTCGTGTCGTTGACGACTCTGTTTTAGATGGGGCGACAGAGAGAACCCTTGAAAGAGATATAGAAAAAATAAAAAAAATGTTGTCTGCTAAAGATGGCAACATAAGTGGAAGGCAGATTCACACGGCAATCAAAAAACTTGGCTCTGATGCAAACAAATTGTCTAAGTTTGGCGCAGACCCAATGAACATGGAGCGCGGCAGGGCTTTGCGTTCTATTCAGCAAGACATGTTTGGATTTTTAGAGAAAAATAATTCTAAATATGCAAAGGAACTTCGTAATGCAAACGAAGCGTTTAAGCGTATGCTTGTTATTGAGAGGGCAAGCGTTTCTGCCATCAAAGAGGGCGGGGAGTTTGCTCCTTCTCAACAGCTATCACGCATGGCATCTATGAATCGCCGCGCCGCTGCGCGTGGACAACTTCAGGGTCAGGCAGATATTTTAGCTGCTCGTCAAATCCTAGAACAGGGTCGTGACGGTATTGCACGCCCACTCCTTGAGGCGCGTCAGCTTATGGGCGGCGTTGGTGCTGCGGGCCTTGCAGGGACTGCTGGCATTGCTCCTGCTGCTGCTGGACTTGGCGCAGTCGGTGGTGCATATTCGGGACTGTTAGCTCCGCAAGTGCGCCGTTTGTTTTCCACTTCTGCTGATATTGGGCGCGGAGTTGTCCCAGTTTCGTCGGGCCTTTTAGGACAGGAATAAATCATGGCTAAGAATAGTATTAGAGATTATGCAAACACTGCCGCATCTAACACAGATGTGCAGGGTCAAAACATCGACGAGGGCTGTAGTCCTGCTGGCATTAACAACGCCATCCGCGAGGTTATGGCTGACTTGGCTGATATTAACGACGGTACTATTAAGCTGGTGTCTCCGTCCTTTGATGCGGCAACCATTGGCAGCACTGCTATTGACGCTTTTCCGTCTGGCACAAAGATGTTGTTCCAACAGACCGCTGCACCGACTGGCTGGACAAAAGACACTACGCATAATGATAAGGCGCTTCGGATTACAAACGGCACTGTAGGCACTGGCGGTAGCGTAGCCTTTGAGACAGCCTTTGCCAGC